AGATGTATATGATGTTCAGGCACCAGCAGTTGAAGATTATAGAAAAGACTATAATATTATGCCTCTTAAATATTGGGAAGCATTTAACTTTATAAAGTATGGTCCAGGTCAACACTTCAAAGAACATCATGATCATGGATTTTCTTATAACTGCACAGTATCGTTGGTGGCATATATAAATGATGATTATGACGGAGGAGAACTATACTTTAGACTTCAGGGTTTAAATATTAAGCCAAAGGCTGGAGATCTTTATATATTCCCGTCTAACTTTATGTATCCCCATCAAGCCATGCCAGTTAATTCTGGAACTAAGTATTCAATTGTAACGATGTTAGATTATAGTAAAAAATACCATACGCCAGATATGTATGATCCGAAGTGGGCAAATGAATAATGATTGATATATCTGTAGAAAAATTATATGGTTGTGATTTTGAAATTCAACCAATGTCTGTAAAAAGAGATTGGATGGATGTAACTTCAGAAAAACATGCTTACAGATGTTTTCCAGTTACACAAGCAAATGTAGTTGGCTGGAGCCTTTCTTGTAAAAAGGATATTGTATTTACTTGGGATGGCATAAATGATCAAACAGATAACCATGTTATAATTAAAAGTCCAGACAACGCATATGCGGGAAGAGGCCAGTCTTCAATTAGCCTAAATACTTCTTTAATTTTTAGAACAAGTCCAGATGTTAGTATTTTAACTATTAACCCAGTTAATTATTTTAATCAAGACTTTGAAACAATGTCTAATCTAATCAGTACATCCTTTTATGATAATCCTTTGCCTTTAGCAATTAAGGCAAAAAAGGCAAATGAAGAAACAATAATCAAAGCAGGAACCCCAATTGCAACCATTATTCCAATTTCTTTAACTGCATTAAATAATACAGTTATTAACATAGTTGCATATCAGGATCCAGATAGAAAAAGACAGCAAGCAAACATATCTTATGGAGAGGCAGCACAAGTAATAAACACTTCGGGAGATTGGACAGACTGGTATAGAGAGGCAGTAGACGAAAAAGGAAATTCCTTGGGAACCCACGAAGTAAAAACTTTAAAGTTAAGTGTTATTGATAACTCAGGAATACAATGAACGAACAATTAAAACCAAATCACACAGATATCATAAATGAGTATATATCTAACGCTAAACATCAAAGGGTTAGTCATTATATAATTACAGTTTCAAGAGATGGTGAATCTCCAGTAAGATCAATAATATCTTTTGACAATATTGTAGATGCAGTTGCTGGATATGAAATGTATAAAGATGCTGGTTTTGCTAAAAACTACTTAACTGTATCTCTATATGAACCATCAGGTAAAATAAACACAAAAGTTTTAAAAAGAAATCAAGCAGGGGATCCATCGTTTGTTAGGCAAAACTATATAGATGTAACAAACGCCTTATTACAAATTAAAAACAAGTTGCCAGAAGAAGACTTTGAAATTTTATGCATAAGAATAGGAACTTCTTTCGGTAGGGATAATTGGAGATTTAATATTGAAAGGTTCTTTAATAATTTAGGCATAAAGGCAGAGGCTCAGGATTATAGTCCTGTGATATAATTATTATTATGAAACCAGAAAATGCCATAACAGTATTTAGAAAACCATCAAGTACACCGTCTGGGTTCTTTGGCCACGGCCCAGAAAATATTATTGAACTAGAAAACTTTATGACTCAGGAAGAGGTTGATTTTTTAGATAAAGCAGCAAGAGAAATAACAATTTGGGATATAACGGAAAGTCATAAAAATGAAAATGGAACTGTTATATATGATGCCGAATACTGGAAAGATAGAGTTGCAAGTGCACCATCTTTAAATCAAAATGACCCAAATATTGTTCCAGTTATAATTGGTCTATTCAATAAGTTACAGCCAGTAATAGAAAAATTTTTTAATGTCAAAGTTCAGCCTACAGGACAAACAATTGTAAAATGGAATCCAGGACAATTTCAAATGCCACATGCAGATAAAGAGTTGCATCAGGGCGAAGATGCTGGAACACCAAATGACTTTCCTAATTATGACATAGCAAGTTTGTTTTATATCAATGACGACTATGAGGGTGGAGAATTATATTTCCCAAATCAAGGAATACAATTTAAGCCTAAAAGAGGATCGGCATACTTTTTCCCAGGCGATATGAATTACGTGCATGGAGTAACAAAAATTAAAAGTGGAATAAGATATACCTGCCCATTCTTCTGGGAAATATTGGAGCATACAGGAGAAGTAAAACCAGATTCTACAAAAGAATATTATAGAATTTTCCCTAATGATGAAGTAATAAAAGCCTGGGATCCAGAAAATGGCATAAGGAGAGAACAATGAAAGAGATAGAACTATATGAAAATATAATTGTATATCAGGATGTTCATGATCAACCTCAAAAATTATATGACATAATTAAAGAATCTGTTAATAATAATCCAGATAGAATATTAGGTGAGTGGTCCGACTGGTCTAGTTTTGGAAAATATATAAAGCATGCCTTTCCAGATCTTGTCAAATTAAATCCAAAAACAAACAAGCCTACTAAGTTTGATATTGAAACAGTAACTGATTTGCAGACTAATAGCAAAATACAAGAAGATCAAAAATACTTTTTACTTGAGTTGGCCAAAGGATTTGATATGGTTACAGGAGCGTATATCTCTAAGTATAAAGAAGATTTTAATTTTAATAAAGAAGAACTTATTAAGACCCATAGTGGAGAGGAAGTGCCTTTATGGGGAACTGATGGACCATCAATATGTCAGTATAGAAAGAACGTAGATACTGTCATGGCTATGCGCTATCATTCTGATTATATGAGAGAGCCAATAAAAAGTCCAGGGTATAAGTTTGGAATTACTGCAAATTATTATTTTAATGACGATTATGAGGGCGGAGAACTAGACTTTTACATAGATGGTAATTTAATAAAATATAAACCAGTTGCAGGTGACTGGGTAGTTTTTCCTAGTGGACATCCAGAAGTTTTAAGTAAAAATGGTCAGCCTTACCTGCACGGTGTCTGCCCCTCTCTCGGGACCGAAAAATATTTAGTAAGAACATATTGGACAAAATATGAAGTGGGAGATCAGGAGTGGTTTGATAAACAAGAAGAATACGGTCCTGACGTTTGGGCTAAAATGCATAAAGAAATGATGAATGAATATGCACCAAAGAAAGACTCTATTCCAGAGGGGAACAGAATAAGATGAACTTAGAAAATAAAAACAGAATAACTAAAGATATAATTATTTATGAAAATTTTATTGATTCAGAAACTTCTGCAAAACTTATAAAAGTTTTAGATAAGCATGCAGAGTTAGGCACAATCAATTGGATGCCTATATCATTTTATGAATCATATTCATCTGTTCTTCCGCAAGACAATGACGAGCATGTTATTGCAGAAAATTTGCCTGCAGATATTTTTTCACAAATGAAACAAGGAATTATTAATGCAGTTGCATCTGTTCATGACCTTGATCCAAAAATAATTTGTCAGATCGGTTATCATACACAAAAATGGGAACCAGGAGCATATGCAAGAATTCATTCCGATAATACAGATGAGCATGGAAACTCTGGTGCCTTTACTAGAAGTCGATATGCTGCGTTTCTATATCTAAATGACAACTTCGAAGGAGGCCTACTGCAGTTTCCAGGTCAAAACATAAGCATTAAGCCAAAGGTTGGAATGCTTGCTGCATTTGATGGCGGTTTTAATAATATGCATGAGGTAACCTTAATAAAAAGTGGTACCAGATATACTATTGGCTCTTTCTGGGATGACAGAGAAGAAGATGCATATCCACAAGAATTAAGGGATGCTTGGGCAGAAGAAATGAAAGAAACCAGAGCGAAGCAAGAGGTTGAAAGGGCTGAGTGGCAAGAGTTATTAAAAAAGGGATATAAAATAGACCAACAAGGCAAGCAGTATAAGGTGGAGAACTAATATGTTGTTTTTAGAAAAAGAATTTAATGATGCTGGATATAAAACAGAGCGTTTGCTCGAAGAAGTTCTTTCTGTTAGTAATTTTGCATCTGAAGATGAAATAAAAGAAATGATTGATATTATTGATAAAACACCAGAAGATGTTTGGTTTAAAGCATATAGAGAAAGTCTTGCTAGATTTTGTTTAGAAAAGTTTGGAAGAGATGATGTAGAAAATTTAGTTGCAGAAGGTAAATATGAAATAACAAAAGATTGGGATGATAAAAATCTTGATATTAGTAAAAATTCAATATCTTCTAAACTACAAGCAAGAATGCACAGCCTTCTTGAAGTTAACAATAAAGACCTAGAATTAACTGGGTTTGCAACTTTACAAAGAATGCAAGAAGGTGTACAGTTAAAGTCACACACAGATCAGCATACAGACCCATCTATTAGATATGCTGCTATACTATATATTAATGACGACTATAAGGATGGAACTTTATTTTTTCAAAATAAGGAAAATTCAGACTTAAGGCCGAAGCCAGGGACACTTCTTGTTTTTCCAGGAAATGAGGAATACGAACACGGTGTCAGGCATGTAGGAGCAGGACCAATAAGATACGTTTTAGTTGGATTCATAAAAGTTAGAGGCTTTTATGAAAATAACAAATACTAAAGGAGAAATTATGAAAAGAGAAATACTAGAAGAAAAGGTTTACTACTACACAGACGTTATTGAAGACCCTGCTAAACTTGTAGAGGCAATTGAAAATGACAACAAAGACCCATGGGGCGAATGGATGGCTTGTAGTGGTCAGGCCTATGTTTATGGAACTGATAAGACAATCGGAATAAATGAAAGTTCTAATGAAAAAGATAAATACATTTATGAAACATTAAGAAAGGCATTTGATGATGCTGCAAGAGATTATGCAGCAGCACAAGGAATAACAGAAGAACCAAAACTTTTTCCAATGTACCCAATCAAGAAGTATATGGCTGGAACATTTATGGGTGCACATTTTGACCAACAAGAGGGCGATGAAAGACTTAAGGTTTCTTTTGTTATGTACCTAAACGATGACTATGAAGGTGGAGAAATTTCATTTACAATTAGAGATCCAAAAGGTCCTATTCAAGGTCCAACCCCAGCAGAAGATTTTGCAACTGCAGATCCTTCAACATATCATTTTGCAATTAAGCCAAAAGCGGGAAGTATAATTGTATTTCCACCATCGCCACCATATCACCACACAGCACATTTAGTTAAGAGTGGCTCAAAGTATATGGTTCCACAACATTGGATTCATTAAACCATAAACCTCAATAATAACATTAGAGTTTGATAAAAACAAAAACTCTGGTATACTTGAGTAATTACAGTTTTCAATTAGGAGAAATACATGTCTGATTTTTTTAGTTTTCGTTTGTCTGAAGAGTTTATAAATGAGTATAAAACAAAGGAACCACCATTTGGTTTCACAGACGCAGGTGGCAATTCATTAGGAGAGATTACGTTTATTCGTACCTACTCCCGTATGAAAGAAGATGGAACTAAAGAAAGATGGCATGAGGTTTGTCGTAGAGTAATCGAGGGTATGTATTCAGCCCAAAAGAATCATGCTAAAGAAAACAGACTACCATGGAATGACTATAAGGCACAGGCTTCTGCCAAAGAGGCTTATCAGCGTTTGTTTGAATTAAAGTGGACTCCCCCAGGAAGAGGCCTTTGGTCTTTTGGTACCGCTCTTACTATGGAAAAGAAAAACTCTGCTGCCCTACAGAACTGCGCCATGGTTTCCACAAAAGACATAGATCGCAACGATCCAGGACAACTATTTGGTTGGGTAATGGATGCCCTAATGATGGGCGTAGGCGTAGGATTTGATACTTTGGGCGGGGAGAAAAATCTACCTATTTATGACCCAACAGAGCCACCACAAGTATATGAAATACCAGATACTCGTGAGGGTTGGGTAGAGTCTGTTAGATTGCTTATTAACTCATACTTAAAGCCAAATATGTATATTCAGGAGTTTAACTATGACCTTATTAGGCCTTTAGGTGCCCCTATTAAGGGTTTTGGCGGTACAGCAAGCGGTCCTGCACCACTTATACAGTTGCACAAGCAGATCAAGGCTGTAATCGGCGGTAGAGCAGGAGAAACCCTAGACTCAAGAGCAATAGTAGATATCGTAAACCTTATTGGTACCTGTGTGGTATCAGGAAATGTTAGACGATCTGCTACCTTGGCTTTGGGTGGAGCAGAAGATCAAGACTTTATGAATTTGAAGAACGCTGAGGTTTTTCCAGAGCGTAATTCATTTGATCCAGAAAATCCAGGTTGGGCATGGATGTCTAATAACTCCATTGCTGCGACGGTAGGTACAAAGTACGAAGACTACGTAGACCTAATCGTTAATAACGGAGAACCAGGATTTATCTGGCTTGATGTAGCACGTAACTATGGTCGTTTGGCTGATCCAAAGGATGGCAAAGACTATCGTGTTATGGGCTTCAATCCGTGTGCGGAGCAGCCATTAGAATCATACGAATTGTGCACCTTGGTCGAGGTACATTTAAATCGCCATGAATCAAAGGAAGACTTCCTGCGGACACTCAAGTTTGCTTATCTCTACGGCAAGACAGTAACGCTGATACCAACACACTGGCAACAGACAAACGGAATTATGCAACGAAATCGTCGTATTGGTACATCTCTTACAGGTATTGCATCATTCTCAGACAAGTTTGGCTTGCCTGTTGTGCGTGAATGGATGGACGAAGGATATAAGACTATCCGTAAATATGATCATTCTTATTCTGAATGGTTGTGTGTTCGTGAGTCCATTAGAGTCACAACTGTTAAGCCATCAGGGTCTGTATCAATTCTTTCTGGCGCAACGC